TGTTTTTGGTACAAACTCAGATAGAGTACTTACAATAGATATGCTTAACCAACTATTAACCAGTATGGATTTACCTACTGTGGCTTCTTATGATTCACAATACAGAGTGCAAAATGCTAATGGTACTTACACCTCAAAGAGATACTTTGAAGATGGTAAATTTGTATTGCTGCCAGAAGGAAAGCTTGGAGATACAGTTTATGGCTTGACTGCGGAAGAAATAGAACTAAGAAATAAGCCAGGTGTAGATATACAGTCTTTTGGAAATATAATCGCTGAGATTTATAAGACAAATGATCCAGTAGCAAGATGGACTAAGGCTGTTGCAACTGCACTACCTTCATATCCATATGCAGATCAAACTTTCATAGCAAAGGTTAAATAGTAAATCGCGAGGTGTAAAAGCCTCGCTTTTTTCTTAGGTGGTGTATATATGACACAATTAGAAAGATTGAAAATTAAATTAGGAATAGCTGTGGCTGATACAACTAAAGATAACTTATTAATAATAAAGCTTGAAGATGCAAAGGATGCTATTTTGGAATTAATCCATCTTGATGAAGTGCCGCAAAGGTTATTATCTACTCAGGAAGAGTTGGTAATTATTGCTTATAATAAACTTGGTATTGAGGGACAGACTTCACATTCCGAGGGTGGAATAAGCAGAAGTTTTGAAGATATACCAGAGAGCATGATGAAAAAGATAAGAAGCTGCAGGAAGCTTCCAAGGTAGGTGGGGTATGAGATTAAGACAAAGAGATTTAAAGACAGTTTATGTGAAGCCTCATATCCCGTCTGAAGATGATGAAGGAGACAAGACAGAGGTTTACGGAGCATCCTATAGTGTCCAAGCAACTACCCAGCCTTTAGGTGGTCAAATTAAGGCCACTGAGTATGGAGAAACACTTAAATATATGATTGAGATGAAAACCGAAGAGCTAGGCAACATTAAAGAAAATGATGGTGTTTGTGTATATGTAGGGGCTGATAGTGAGCCTGATTATAGAATTGTTTCCATTAAGCCGTATTCAATTCCTGTACTAGAACTTGAAAAGAGGAATGTATAACTATGGGTAGCAGTTTACAAGGTTTCGAAGATATAATTACTAAACTCAATAATCTCTCTATTAATGTTGATGTGGCTATAGACAAAGGCATAATGAGAAACGCTAGAAGAGTAGCCAATGAAGCAAAACTTTTATGCCCTGTAAATGATGGAAGGCTTAGAAATAGCATTCATGTTCATAAGGGTAAAGGTGATAAGTATTCCTATACCGATAATAATGGGAGTACTTATTCAGGAGCTCTTACAGGAAAAACTGAAGATCATACAGCAATAGTAGGAACTAATGTAGAATATGCATCCTATGTTGAGTTTGGCACTGGACCAGCAGGATACGAGAAATCTCCGGAGGCTGCAAGAGAACTTGGTATAAATTATAAATCGGATAAATGGAAAGTCAATATTCCTGGTGTTGGTGTTAGATGGGTGAGAGGGCAAATAGCTAAGCCATTTCTATATCCAGCTTTTAAGCGGAATAAGGCTGTAATTATCCAAGACATAAGAAATGTAATGAATGAGCAGATAAGGAAGGTGGCTAAAAAGTGATAAATATAAAACCACTGATTTTAACCACTCTTAAAACAATACCTGATATAGCACAAGTAAGTAAAAGCTGGCCAGAAGACTTTGCAAAGGTTCCAGCTGTAACCTATAAAATTGAGGATAATAGTGTGCATACAAGGGTAGATGGAAAAGAAGTTCTATCAAATATAATCTTTCAAATAGATGTTTGGACTAAAGGCTCCAGCGAAGGCTCAGCAATCTGCAGTAAGGTTGATGAGCTTTTTACATCTATGGGATTTGAAAGAGATTTTTACACAGATATAGAAGATGGAAAACTTAATCACTCGATAATGCGTTTTAAGGGTATTGTCGATATTGATATGAAATATGTTTATCAATAAGGAGGAGATTACATGTTAGCAAATGGCGCAACTCTAGGCTATAAAAGTACAGGCGTAGGTACAACTTACACCAACCTAACAGGGTTAAAAGAAATACCTGAGTTAGGTGGAGATCCTGAAAAGGTAGAAGTAACGACTCTTGCAGATAATGCAAAACAGTACGAGTATGGTGTTACTGACTATGGAGACTTGGCTTTTAAATTTAAGTATGAGAACAGCTCAGCATCTTCACCATACAGAGTTTTAAGAGAACTAGCAAAGAATAAGACCAAGACAGATTTTCAACTTATACTTAAGGATGGCACTAAGTTTTCTTGGAGTGCTATACCAAACGTAAAATTAGGAGGCGGTGGAGTTAATGGTGCTATTGACTTCACTTTAGGTATGGCGCTGCAAAGTGATATAACACCAACTGATCCAGCTTAATATTTAGAGGAGGCTTAACCGGCTTCCTCATTTTATTTTAATCATAAAGGAGGAAATAATCATGAAACATCATGTTCTTAATATAGCGGGTAAGGAATTAAAGTGCAGGTTAAATACACAAACCACAATTCAATTAGAGAAAAAGCTGGGCGGAAAGAATGTTTTAAAGGTATTGATGGATGACCAGATACCAAGTTTAGATATGGTACTTTCTACGCTTCATGCCTCGCTGCAGGCTTTGGAACATGGCTATACCATGGAAAAGGTTTATGCTTTATATGATGAGTATGTGGAAGATGGAAAGACTTACGCTGATCTTGTTCCAGAACTTATAAATGTTCTAGAGGTAAGCGGTTTTTTCAAAAGAGCTCCTCAGGAGGGAGAGAAGAAACAGGAGAACTAAGTGCTTCTCAGGGTGAAAGATACAAGAACTACACTGAAGCTATAGAAGATTCATATGTTGTAGCTCTAGAATGTGGAATATCAGTATTTAATTTTTGGGATATGACCTATGGAGAAGTTATAGATACAATTCAAGCATTCACCAAGAACAATCTGAACATCTTAAAAGAAAAGGCACTCATGGACTATAAGCTTGCTGAATTGATAGCTGCAAATGTTGCGCCTATGCTTTCTAGTGAGGGAGTCAAGGTACCTTCAATGCTTGAAGCCTATGAGTTTTTATTCCCTGAGGAAAAGAAAAAGCAAGATGAAATAAATGCTGAAAGGGAAATGGAAATCTGGAAGCAAAGAATGATTAATTTTGCTGAGCATCATAATGAGATGAGAAAGCGAGGTGAAACGAATTGACTCTAGAAGAATTAAAGGTTGTTATAACCGCTCAAACATCTCAACTAAAGGAGCAGTTGAATGATGTGAAAAGTCAGCTTAATAAGGTTAACAATGAAACAACTAAAGTAACTTCTGGAATACAGGCATCATTTAAAAAGCTTATTGCTGGGGTAGTAGCTTTAAAGATAGGTCAAAAAATAGGGCAAGCCATTTTGGGCGGAATTAAGGATGCAATGAATATAGAAGCAGCGCTTCAGCAGATAAAAAGGATAATGGGTGAGAGCAGCAATCAGTTCTTAAAGTGGGCAAACACTCAAGCTTTAGCTTTTAATATGTCTGCTAGTGATGCCCTTAAGTATGGAAGTATATTTGGTAATTTATTAAGCAGCTTTACAAGTAGTACAAGTGAAATTTCAAAGCGCACTGAAAGCTTATTAAAAGCTTCTTCCATAATAGCAAGCTCTACAGGGAGAACTATGCAGGATGTTATGGAGAGGATTAGATCAGGATTACTTGGTAACACGGAGGCTATAGAAGACTTAGGTGTAAATGTTAATGTAGCAATGCTTCAAAGTACAGATGCTTTCAAAAGATTTGCTGGCAATAAGTCTTGGGATCAATTAAATTTCCAAACTCAACAGCAGATTAGATTGTTTGCAATACTGGAGCAGACAAATAAAAAGTTTGGAGATAGTGTAAATGAAAATTCTAATTCACAGCTTCAGCAGCTTGTAGCTGTACTAGGAAACGTTCGTTTATATCTAGGACTAGCATTCTTGCCGATAGTTCAAATAGTACTTCCTATGTTAACATCTTTGGCACAGGGATTAGCAAACGTGATGAATGTTGTTGCACAATTCTCTCAAGCTTTGTTCGGTAAAGGACAACAAGGACAAGGGACAAATAATCAAACAAAAGCTGTGACTGGACTTGGAAACTCATATGAAAAAACAGGGCAACAGGCTAAAAAAGCCATGGGGATTCTTGCTGGATTTGATGAGATTAACCAGTTGAAGGGCCCATCGGAGATTGATAGTGGTGCTTCAGCAGGTGCATCAGATGGACCAAGTATGATAGCTCCTTTATCGGGCATGAGTGATACTATGCTTGAAACAACTGCTAAGGTACAAGCCTTGGCAGAAAGCGTGAAGACTGCATTAGGAGATATGACAAACCACATAAGCTCTAATAAAGATATAATTATATCTGCTCTATCCGGAATGGCTGCAGGATTTATTGCTTATAAGACAGTAACAGAAGGTGCAGCTATTGCTACAAAGGCTTGGGCGGTAATTTGCGGTGTAGCTGAAGTAGCAACGTGGGCGTTGAAAACTGCTATTGGCGCATTGATTTCTCCGGCAGGAATGATATCAGTTGCGATAGCTGGATTAACAGCAGCATTTATATATTTCTATAGAACCAATGAAAGCTTTAGAGGTTTTGTAGATGGTGTTATTAATCAAATTAAAGAGGCTCTTTCAGTTTTATGGAATACAGTGCTCGTTCCTTTAGGTAACTTCCTAGCAGGAATATTCAAAGCGGCTTGGCAAGGAATTGTAGACGTTGCAACTTGGTTATGGCAGAACGTTTTAGTACCTGTGGGAGATTTTATACTATGGTTAGGTGATAAGGTGCTTAAGCCTCTAGGAAGTATCATAGTCGATATATTAGTTATAGCATTTAATACTTTAATTGAGGCAGCAAAGTTACTATGGGAAAATGTTTTAAAACCTCTAGCTTATTTTATTAGTAGTGTATTCATAAAAGCAATTGAGTCGCTAAAGGAGATATTTGAGGCATGGTGGAATAGTGCCCTTGTACCTATAGGAGCATTTATCAGTGATATTTTTCAACCGATAATTGAAGGCTTGATAGATGTGTTCATGTGGCTCTGGCAGAATGTATTGAAGCCTATAACTGTATTTTTAGTTGAGGACTTCTTAGGTAAATTTAAAATAGTAACAGAAGGAATTAAGGAGATAATAGAAGGTTTTAAAATTGTATTTATAGGTATTTTGGACTTCATTGCAGGAGTTTTTACTGGCAATTGGGAAAAGGCATGGTTAGGGGTTAGAGAGATATTTAAAGGTATTTTTGATAGCCTATATGGTTTTGTTAAGATACCCTTAAATCTAATTATTGAATCAATTAATACTGTTATAAGAGGTTTGAATAGCATAAGTATTAAGATTCCAGATTGGGTGCCTGGTCTTGGTGGCAAGACATGGGGAATGAGTATCCCTTCAATACCTAAGCTAGCTCGCGGAGGAATAATTGACTCTCCAACTCTTGCAATGGTGGGAGAAGCAGGTAAAGAAGCTGTGGTACCTCTCGAAAACACTTCCTTTGTTGATAAGTTAGCCGGTGCTTTAGGTACTGCAGTAATGGCTGCTATGCAGTTTGGCACTCTGGGTAATAATAGTCAAACGGGTGATATAGTAATTCAAGTAGATGGGGTTACGTTGGCAAGAGTCTCATACCCGTACAATCAAAGAGAAAGCAGTAGAGTAGGTAACTCAATGATAACTACAACGTAGAAAGGAGTTGGATGCAATGGCATTGATTAAAATTAATGGAGTTGAGATTCCAACTCCTTCTGATTATCAACCAGGAATTATGGACATATCAAAAGCCGAAAGAAATGCTAATGGCACTATGATTATTGAGAGGGTAGCAACAAAACGAAAGCTTGAGTTAGCATGGAAGACTCTTTCACAGCAACAAATGACTTTAATTTTAAATGCTATAGCACCTGTATTTTTTACTGTAGAATACATGGATCCTCAAGAGGGTGGGATTAAAATAGGTACATTCTATGCTGGTGATAGAAACTGTCCTGCACTAAGTTTTATCAATGGTAAACTTAAATATAAAGATGTTAAATTTTCTATAATTGAAAGGTAGGTGTCTATATGTATCAAGTAAGCAATGAGTATAAAGATGCAGTATATGCACCTGTAAGAACTGTTAAAGCCAGAGTAACATTTGATATAAGTGATATCACTGCAGCGGGTGATGTTAGCAGCATATCAACAACGCAGGAATCCACCATAAGTGATAAGCAGCAACTAATAAATAAAAAGAGAGATCAAAGCTACAATCTAGCAACATGGGAGCCTAATAGGTTTAAGCTAGATGGTAGCTTTTCTTTTCCTGATGATAATTTATCAGCTAACAAAGAGCTAGGTTTCTGCAGCAATGCCTTATGTGATGAAAATAGAGTTTTTAATCCTTATGAAACAGTAAGCTTTAATTTTAACTCCAATCATTCATCCATGGGCCTTACAATAACTTTTGATGTGCTCAATAATGAATATGCTACTGACTTTACCATATCTGCCTATGATGAAAATAATGAGGTTATAACTTCAGTTGATGTGACAGAAAATGTCTTAGTACAATGCACACCTTTAGGGCAGTTATACCAATACAGAAGAATTGATATAACCATAAAGAAGTGGTGCAAGGGCAATAGAAGGTGCAGAATACTTGAGGTTGATTTTGGTGTTGTAAGAGTGTACCAGGATGATAATTTGATTAGATTATCACTTATTGAAGAACTGGATCTTACAAATAGTACACTTCCAAGTGCAGAGTTTAAATTTACTGTAGATAATTTAAGCAGAGAGTTTAATATTTTAAACCCACAAGGTTTTTATAAGTTTCTTCGGCAAAGGCAGCAAGTTATTGCAGAGCTAGGAGTTGAAACTGTATCATCAACAGAATACATTCAGCTTGGTGATTATTTGCTTTTAGATTGGACAAGTGATGAAGGCTCACTGACAGCTACATTTACAGCAAGGACTAATTTGGATTTGATGAGCAGTTTTGATTATGAAAACTTAGTTCCTAAGGTTGATTATAGCCTTTATCAATTAGCTGAAGATATATTCACTCTATGCAGCATAAAAAACTATGAAATTGATGAAGCCCTTCATGGAATAAGCACAAATGCGCTAATAGAAAAGACTAATTGTAAGACTGTGCTCCAGATGATAGCAATAGCAGGATGCTGCAATATATTTGTATCCAGAGGAAATAAAATAATCTTAAAATCAAGTTACCCAAATATAGATACCTCAACAGATACTATTGATTTAGACAATGCTTACAAGGAGCCTCAAATTGCTTTAGATAAGATTGTTAAATCAGTTGCGGTAACTTACTTCACTGACCTTTCAACTAAGTCAACTATAAGCATTAACAATTCAGATGTATCTATTGGTGATGTTTTAAAGCTTGAGAAAAACACACTTATTAATGCGGAGTATCAAGCTGTTAATGTTGCTGTTTGGATAATAAAACAAAAGAATTACAGAGCTATATACACATCAAACTGGAGAGGCAATCCAGCGCATGAGCTAAATGACATAGTTAAAATCGAAGATGGCTATAAACAAAATAAAAATGCTATAGTGACTAAAAATGAATTGACATATCAAGGCTACCTTAGTGCAAAGACAGAAGCAAGGGGGTTGACTAACATTGTCGGTTAGTATTCTAAAACCACAAATAAACA